GCGCACAACGCTGGGGATCAATCAAAACCCAAAAGAATGGACGCTTAGCTTTGTGAACATCTCAGAGACTGACTCTGACACTATTGAAACGTTCTTGGATGCCAGAGCTGCAGACCAAGCATCTTTTGATTGGCAGCCGCCAGGTTCGTCTACCTCTTACAAGTGGGTGTGTCCTAGCTGGTCAAAGACGATTCCTTATGCCAACTTGGCAACTATCAACGCAACGTTCCGCCAGGTTTTTGAACCCTAATGGCTTATACCGCTTGGGCTGCTAGCACTGCGTTCGCTGTTGGTGACGTTCGACGCGCCACGTCATCACAGAACAGCGGTCTGGTTTTTGAATGTACGACTGCTGGAACGTCAGGCAGCTCAGAACCTGCTTGGCCAACAGATATTGGCAGCACGCTGACTGATAACACTGTTGTCTGGACGGCGATCAGTTCGATCTATGCCGACCTCTCAACACTTGCTCCAGACGCGATCATTGAGTTGTTTGAGCTGCACTATGACAACACGCTGCACGGCAGCACAGACATTTTGCGTTGGCACGCAGGGTCTAACGCTGATGTGACCGGGAACATTACTTGGAATAGCAACGATTACGTCCGTCTGCCTGTGCAGGCGGAGGGTTTTGAATACACAAACGGTGGCACGTTGCCCCGGCCAACTTTGTCAGTTGCCAACCTTGATGGAGCGGTAACAGCATTGCTGCTGGGCGTGAACCTGACAACTCCAGGCAACGACCTGACAGGCGCAAAGGTTAAGCGGATCAGAACGCTGAAAAAGTTTCTTGATGGCGAGTCAGCCGCTGACCCTTACGCAACCTTTCCTATTGAGGAATGGTTCATTGATCGCAAGGCCACTGAATCACGAGATGTTGTCAGCTTTGAGCTGGCCAGCAAGTTTGACCTGTCAAACAAGGAACTGCCTAACCGTCAGGTTGTGGCCAACATCTGCCAATGGCAGTACCGCAGTTCTGAGTGCAGCTACACAGGCAGCAACTACTTTGACGTGAACAACAACAGCGTTGGAACGTTGGCGCAGGATGCGTGCGGCAAACGGCTCAGCAGCTGTAAAAAACGTTTTGGCGAAAACGGAGAACTACCGTTTGGTTCGTTCCCTGGAGCAGGGCTGCTCACATGATGTTGCCGCCTTCAATCATGAGTCTGATCATGGCTCATGCAAAGGAAGAAAGCCCCAGAGAATGTTGTGGTCTGGTCGCTGTAGTCAAGGGCAAGCGTCGTTACTTCCCTTGTAAAAACCTGGCTGATACGCCAGACGAGCATTTTGTGCTCGATCCAGCTGACTATGCAGCGGTGGAGGACAAAGGCGAAATCGTTGCTGTGATTCACAGTCACCCGACAACAAACCACAATCCTTCACCAGCCGATCGTGTTGCTTGTGAGCAAAGCGGTTTGCCTTGGCACATCGTCAATCCAAACACTGAGAACTGGGGCTATTGCGAGCCTGAAGGCTTTGAGTTGCCGTATGTGGGGCGTGAGTTCTCGCATGGCGTGGTGGACTGCTACAGCCTTTGCCGTGACTGGTACAAGCGGGAGTTTGAGCTTGAGCTGCGGAACTACCCACGCCGGGACAAGTGGTGGGAGCACGGCGAGAATTTGTATCTGGAGAACTTTGAGAAGGAAGGCTTCAGGCGGATTCCGATTGCAGAGCTGCAACGTGGCGATGCGTTGCTGATGCAGCTGGTTTCTCCTGTGCCGAACCACGCAGCGATCTATTTGGGTGACCAGCAGGTGCTGCATCACGTTCAAGGGCGCTTGTCGAGTCGCGATGTCCTAGGCGGCTATTATTTGAAAAATGTAGCCTGCGCCTTGAGGCATGAAAGTCGTTAAGGTCTACGGCGCACTGCGCGAACTGCTGGGCAAGACTCGATTTGAGTTTGTGGCGGATACGCCTGCCCAGGCTATGCGTGCATTGCTTGTCAATTTCCCGCAGTTAGAGCAATGGCTGATTGACAGCGAGAAAAATGGTGTTGCCTATCGCGTAACGGTTGGAAAGCAAAAAATCAACGAGCAAGACGTATCGGGAATGTTTTTGCCTTGGAGTGAACAAGACGTTTTTAGTATTGCTCCTGTGATGACTGGTGCAGGCAGCACCACTCAAATCATTCTTGGTGCTGCGTTGCTTGCTGTTGCGATTGTCAACCCGTTTGGCGCGGCAGCCATAGGCACGCTTGGGATTACAGCCCCAATCCTTGTAAACACAGCTGTTGGTGTTCTTGGGGCGACCTTACTGCTTGGGGGTGTTGCTCAAGCAATTTCTCCAGTGCCAAAACCGCCTGGACCTGCTGATGCACCAACAGAGTTGGAATCAAATAGTTTCAGCGGAATCGTGAACACTAACCGCCAAGGCGTTCCCGTGCCAATAGCTTATGGGCGGGTATTTGTTGGATCGGCGGTTATCTCCGCTGGTCTTGACGTTGATCAGGTTTGAGCATGACTGAATCAAAGTACATTGCAGGCGCTGGCGGCGGCGGTGGTGGTAAAGGTGGTGGCGGTGGTAGCAGCCCAACGGAAGCTGATGACTCGCTGCAGTCAAAGCAGTTTGCGAACGCTCTTGATTTAATCAGCGAAGGCGAGATTGAGGGATTAGACGACGGCAATAAGAGTATTTTTTTTAACGGCACGCCACTGCAGGCAGCAGATGGTTCGTATAACTTCACTGACTACACGATTGTCACGCGCACTGGAACGCAAGGCCAGTCCTACATCCCTGGCGTTTTTAGCAACGTCGAGTCCGAAACATCAGTTGGTGTTGAGGTTACTAACGCCACGCCAGTAATTAGGCAGATTACAGATTCAGACGTTGATCGCGTTCGGGTCACAATACAGATTCCCTCGTTGCAACAGATTGAAGACGATGGCGACATTGTTGGCACAAGTGTCAGCATCAGTATCCAAGTTCAATACAACGGCGGCGGTTACAGCACCGTCAAGACTGACACGATTTCAGGTAAAAGCAGTGGTTCGTACCAGCGGGACTACCTGCTGACGCTGACTGGATCGTTTCCAGTAGACATCAAGGTTGTTCGTAACACCGCTGACAACGGCACAACAAAGCTGGCCAACACAACAAATTGGCAGAGTTTTACATCAATTATTGATGCCAAGCTTGCCTATCCAAACAGCGCACTTGTCGGCTTGCGTCTTGGCTCTAGTCAGTTTAATAGCATTCCTCAACGCAAATATCTAATCCGTGGCATCAAGGTTGCGATCCCAAGCAATGCAACTGTAGATACAACAACGCACATCGGTAGGCTGACCTATTCGGGAGTCTGGAATGGTGAATTTAAGTCAGGTACACATTTCACGACAGATCCTTCTTGGTGCCTCTGGGACTTGCTTACGAATGACCGCTATGGGTGCGGCATCCCTGAATCTTCACTTGACCGCTACGACTTTTTTGCAATCAGCCAGTATTGCAACACTCTTGTCGACGACGGCAAAGGCGGACAGGAGCCGCGCTTCAGCTGCAACATTTTAATCAATCAACGCAAGGAGGTTTACAACGTCATCCAAGAGATGAGCAGCATTTTCAGGGGCATCTCTTATTACGGCGCTGGTTCGTTGGTGTTGTTGCAGGACAAGCCTTCCGACGCTCAGTACACGCTTGGCCCAGCCAACGTTGTTGATGGTGTGTTTTCGTACTCTGGATCGTCAGTTCGCAGCCGCCATACCTGCGCGACTGTTGCGTACCAGAACTATGACGACCTTGGCGAAGTGTCGTTTGAGTACGTTGAAGACGCTGATGCTGTGGCCAAGTACGGCGTCAACAATAAGGACATCAAAGCAGTTGGGTGTTATTCACAGGGACAGGCCAACAGGCTGGGCAAGTGGACGCTGCTAAGTGAGCAAGACCTCTATGAGACGTGCAACTTTGCCATCGGCATTGATTCAGGCATTGTCGTCAGACCTGGCATGGTCGTTGACATTGCTGATCCGTTGCGTGGTGGAACGCGAAGGAATGGGCGTGTCTCGTCAGCCACAACGCTCCAGATCACGATTGATAGCACCACTGAGTTGTCAGTCAATATGGGCAACAGCCCGACAATCTCAGTTGTCTTACCTAATGGCCTAGTTGAGACAAGGGACATCAATAGCATCAGTGGTACGGCGGTGAATGTCAGCACTGCGTTCAGCCAAGCTCCAGCAGCTAACGCTCCATGGCTGATCCAGACAACCGACATCCAGTCGCAACAGTTTCGTGTTATTAGCGTTGCTGAAAACGGTGACGGAGTTTTCGGCGTATCCGCTCTTAAGTACAACGAAAGCATTTACAACGCAGTTGAGCAGGATCTGAACCTTACTCAACGCGACATCACCAACATTTCTGCATCGCCAGACGCGGTAACAAACATCTCTGCCACTGAGTTCTTGTACGAAGAAGGCGGCTTGGTGCGGACAGGTGTTGATATTACCTGGACAAGTCCTGTCTTAAACGTGGCTGATTTTGTTGTTCGTTATCGCTTGAACGACAATAACTTTGAGCGCATTATTACGGAGTCGCCTTCAACGCAGGTCAAAGGACTGAAGTCGGGAACGTTAGAACTCCAGATAACGGCTCGTAGTTTTATCGGCAAATCTGGTCCGGTTACTCGTCAGACATTTGCGCTGCAAGGCAAAACAGCGATTCCAGGCAACGTTCAAAACCTGACGTTAGAGCCGTTGAACTACAACAGCGCACGATTGCGCTGGGACGAAACTGTTGATCTCGACGTAAAGGTCAGCGGCAAGGTTCATATTCGTCACAACAACTTGGCTGATGGCAGCGCAACATGGAGCAACAGCACAGACCTTGTAGACGCCATTGCAGGCAGTTCAACTGAAAAGACTGTTCCGCTGCTTGAAGGCGAGTATCTGGTCAAGTTTGAGGATGACGGCGGCAGAAAGAGTGAAACAGAGGCCAGCATCATTGTTGACCAGCCAGTTGCCCAGACGTTCTACGGCGTTGCAACCCAAAGAGAAGACCAGCTTTCAACGCCTTTTAGCGGCACAAAAACCAACACGACCTACAGCACTGATGCTGGCTATGACGCTTTGATTTTGACCAGCTCTGGCGGCAGCGTGAACTCTTCAGGTGAGTACGCCTTTGCCAGCACCTTGGACTTGGAAGACGTTTACAGCTTGGATCTGGAACGTCGGATTGTGTCTCGCGGTATTTACCCAGACGACACGATTGATAGCCGGACTGCGCTGATCGACACTTGGGATGACTTCGACGGCGGGGTGGTTGATTTCGTCAATGCTGAGCTTTACGTGCGAAAAACAGACGACGACCCTTCTGGCACGCCGACTTACAGCGCCTGGCAGCCATTGGCAAACGGTGTGCTGAAAGCGCGTGCGTTCCAGTTCAAGGCAGTGCTGACCTCTAATGATCCAGCGCAAAACGTGCTGGTTGATGAGCTGGGCTACAAAGCGCAGATGCAGCAACGGACAGAAGGCAGCAATGGCTTTGTGGCTAGCGGCACAACGTCAGGCGGTAAAGCAATCACGTTCGGCAGCCCGTTTTTCACTGGCACGACAACGTTAGGGGGCACAAATAGTGCTTTGCCGACAGTGACGATTACGCCGCACAACATGGCAAGTAATGACTTCTTTGTTGTAAACAGTCTGTCTGGCACAGGTTTTACGGTTGAGTTCAAACACGGCAGTAGCACGATTGACCGTAATTTCATGTGGTCAGCTACCGGCTTTGGCAAGGCGGAGTAAAGTGTCAAAAGGAGTGCGCTGACGCCCTGTGGCTACACACGACTATTCCCTAGCCAACCAAAGCGGTGCAGCGTTCCGTGGCGATCTGAATAATGCGTTGTCTGCGATTGCATCGAACAACAGCAGCTCAACCGATCCAGCAACGACGTTTGCTCACCAGTGGTATTACGACACTGGCGACACCACGCTCAAGATTAGGAATGCCGCCAATAGCGCCTATATCAACGTCAGTGCTGTTGGTGGAGCGGAGACAGCCAACTTTGGCCTTGCCTTAGCGGCATCGCCGTCTTTTACAGGAACTGCCACGTTTGCCGGCAACATCCTGATGTCAGGCACCGGAACGCTTGACCTGCCAGTCGGAACAACAGCTCAGCGTCCGAGTAGTCCTGACAACGGGATGATTCGGTACAACTCAACGCTCTCTCGTTATGAGGGTTACAGCGGTTCAGCTTGGGGTGCTCTTGGCGGTGGTGCGACTGGCGGAGGCTCTGATCAGATCTTCCATACCAATGGTCAATCGGTCAGCACAGACTTCACGTTGGTTGGAACGTTGAATGCAATGTCAGCAGGGCCGATAAGTATTGCCAGTGGGGTTACAGTGACGGTAAGTTCTGGCGCCACTTGGACGGTGGTCTGACATGAGCACGATCAAGGCAGCCAACTTACAGAACACAGGGAGTGGCGCTCCGACGTTTAAGAACAGCTCTGGAACGGAGATTGGTCAGCTCTGTAAAGCGTGGGTGAACTTCAACGGTCTTAACACGGTCGCTATTAGAGATGACTTTAACGTCAGCTCAATCACTGATAATGGTACTGGTGATTACACAGTGACCTTTACCAACGCGATGTCGAATGCTAACTATTGTACTGTTGAAGCAGCTTTTCATGAACAGCAAACTACAAACGATCTGCGTGTAGTTACAGGACAAACTCGTACGGCAAACAACGTAAGAATCAATACAGCTTACGCTAATGGTTCTGGCGGTTATGACGTACCTGGCGTAAACGTTGCCGTATTTGGAGCTTGAATTATGAGCACACTTAAGGTCGCCACTATCCAAGACACGTCGGGCAACAACAGCTCAACGCCTAACGAAGTTGCTCAGGGCAGAGCAAAGGCGTGGGCCAACTTCAATGGCACTGGAACGGTTGCTATAAGAGATGATTACAATGTCAGCTCACTTACTGACAATGGAACCGGAGATTATACTCTTACGCTAACAAGTGCAACGGCCAATGTTAACGGAGCTGCAATGGTTTCGGGTTCCCGTGGAGCCGTGCCGAACACAAACTTCTGCCGAAAGTCCCAGATTACTCAGCTAACCACCACAACTCTTAGGATCAATACTTGGGACAGTGCGTCTTCTAAAGAAGATCACTCACATGTCACTGTGGCTTTATTCGGAGATTGATCCATGAGCACCCTTAAAGTCAACGAGATCCAAGACACCAGCGGCAATGTCCGGCGTGGCATCCAAACCTACGCAATCATTTGCGATCAAAAAGCGCAAAATACTTCTGGAGGAACAGCTACTTCCGGCGCGTGGCGTACTCGTGATTTAAATACTGAAATTGCTGATCCCGATGGCATCGTTTCTATTGCTAGCAATCAATTTACGCTTGGCGCTGGCACCTATTTAATTGAGGCAACGGCCCCTCTTTACCGTGTTGATGACTATGGCATGCGCCTGTATAACGTTACTTCAGCTTCAGCTGTTCAATATGGTCAGTCAGGTTTCGCAGCCAGTTCCTACAACGTATATAACTTTCCAACGGTTTCTGCGAGAGTTACTATTACGGGCAGCACCACTTTTGCAATTCAACAGCAATTTGTTAGCACTAGTACAACTTATGGTTTCGGGGTTCAAGGCAATGTCGGACCAGAGATATACACTATTGTCAAAATCTTCAAGGAGGCTTGATCATGGACATTAACCTTGCATTGCTACAGCTTGGCCTTAACACCAGTGAATATCTTTTAAGCCAAACACCTCCGCCCCATACCATCGTTGAGTGGCGTGGCCCTGGTACGCAGCCAACAGACGCAGAATTGCAAGCCGCTTATGATGCTTGGGTGGCTATCCCTGAAAACGCTGCATCTTTAGAGGCAACACCATGAGCGACAAGCGCATCATCTTCCCTAACGACGACGGTGGCGTTTCTGTCATCATCCCGTCAGACAACTGCGGGCTGAGTGTTGAAGACATTGCCCGTAAGGATGTGCCTGCCGGCAAGGCATATCAAATCGTTGACGTAGCGGACGTTCCAAGCGATCGTTCGTTCCGTAATGCTTGGACCTACACGGAGAGCTGACATGCCTATCGGACTCGATATGTCCAAAGCAAAGGACATCCATCGCGACAACGTGCGTGCAGCAAGGAAGCCTTTGCTGGAAGCGAAGGATCTTGAGTTCATCCGTGCTCAAGAAACCAGTGCTGACACCACTGCAATCGTGGCTGCAAAGCAAGCGTTGCGTGATGCACCTGCCGCTGCTGCAATCGATGCTGCAACTACAGCTGATGAGTTGAAGGCAGCTTGGGATACAAGCCTTCTTGGCAATAGCCCGTATTCCTGAAAACGGTAGACTTGTCCTAGGAGGTGCGTTATGGCTGTCCAACCTGGGACGTACAACATCACGCTCCAGCGTCGGGCTGATTACAGCGTGCTGCTGCAGTTTAAGGACAGCAGCGATGCTGTTATCAACCTTGTCGGCTACACAGCGTATGCCCAGGTCTGGAACGAAGGCCGCACCACGAAATACGCTGATTTTTCGATTGCGTACACGAACCGCGCTAACGGGCAAATCACGATCAGCCTGACAGACGCGCAGACTGCGACTTTTATTGATGAGTTGCGGTATGACGTGCTGCTTGAAGATGGGAGCGGCAACCGCGAGTATTACCTAGAAGGCAAAATCACAGTCAGCCAGGGATATACCGCACCATGACAACGGTCAACGTCACAACGACGAACAACACCGTTACGGTCACGGAGGATGGATCGTCAACGGTTGTTCAGAACCCAGTAACTACGGTTGTCACAGCGACAACTGCTGGTCCACAAGGCCCAAAAGGAGATGCAGGCTCTGGTTTCAGTTTGAACGATACCGCTAAGATCAATCTGAGCGTTATCTACTATGACTCGGCCTCTGGCGAGTACAAAGCAGACGACACCTGGACCATTTCAACAATCGTCAAAGGGGGCGACTTCTAAATGGCTAACACAATTCGGATTAAGAAGCGTGCTAGCACTGGCAGCGCCGGAGCCCCTACAACGCTTGCGCCATCTGAACTGGCATTTAATGAAAACAGTTCTGACCGCAAGCTGTATTACGGCCTAGGTGATGATGGTGATGGCACTAGCTCAAGTGTCATTGCGATTGGCGGTGATGGAGCGTTTACGACGCTCGACACTGCACAGACAATCAGCGGCAATAAGACGTTTACTGGAACGTGTGATTTCAGCGGTGCAACGCTGTCTGGCAACACGACCTTCAGCAACAACCTGACGGTTACAGGTGATCTGACGGTCAACGGCACCACCACGACTGTCAACTCCACCACGGTGACGGTGGATGACAAGAACATTGAGCTTGGCTCTGTTGCCACTCCCACCGATACCACTGCTGACGGTGGTGGAATCACTCTCAAGGGAGCGACTGATCACACGATTACTTGGACCAACAGCACTGACAGCTGGGACTTTTCTGAGCACGTCAATGCTGCTTCTGGCAAAGAGTTCAAGATCAATGGCACCAGCGTTCTTAGCAGTAGCACTCTTGGTTCTGGTGTTACTGGCTCCAGCCTTACTTCTGTTGGCACCATCGCCACAGGCACTTGGAACGGAACTGCCATTGGCCGTGCTTATGGCGGTACTGGTCTAACTGCTGCACCGTCTAACGGTCAGCTGCTGATTGGTAACGGCAGTGGTTACACGCTGTCCACGATCACAGCTGGCAGCAATATCACGATCACCAATTCTTCTGGTGGCATCACAATTGCAGCGTCTGGCGCTCCAACTGCTGGTGACGGTATTGATGTCAGCGGCAGCACCGTCAGCATCGACGCCAAAGCGAATGGTGGACTTGTTATTGAGTCAACGGAGCTTGCTGTTGACCTTGGCGCGTCAAGCATCACCGGAACTCTTGCTGTTTCTGATGGTGGTACGGGTGCAACTACTGCATCAGCTGCACGGACTGCCCTAGGCGTTGCAATCGGGAGCGATGTCCAGGCTTACGACGCACAGCTGGACACTTTCGCCGGAGCAAGTTCTGCAACGGCAACCGCTCTAGTGGCACTCACCTCTACTGAGGTTGCGATCCTTGATGGAGCGACAGTTACCACCGCTGAGCTAAACATCCTCGACGGGGTGACTTCAACCGCTACTGAGTTGAACATCCTTGATGGTGTCACCTCTACAACGGCAGAGCTGAACATTCTTGATGGTGTTACTTCAACGACCGCTGAGCTAAACATCCTTGACGGCGTTACGTCTACAACTGCCGAGTTGAACATTGTTGATGGCAGCACTTCTGCAACGTCAACCACGCTTGCAGCTGCAGATCGCATGGTAATCAACGATGCTGGAACGATGGTTCAGGTGGCATTGAGTGACCTTGTTACCTTCCTTGAGAACGGAACTGCCAGTAGCTTTGAGCTTGATGGCGGCACCTTCTGAGGTCTAATCAATGGCTAATACCATCAAGCAAAAACGGGGCACCACCGATCCTGGTGCCTCAGATCTTGTTGTAGGCGAACTTGCTATTAACACCACTGATGGTGGTGTGTTCACTAAAACGGATGGTGGAACGGTTGTTGAAGTTGGCGCTGATGGAGCGTCTGAACTCAATGATTTATCTGATTGTGTTACTAACAGCTCAGGATCAACCATCGGCATTGGCGCTAATGCGCTTGAAAGTGATGATGGCACCTCAAATGACAACACAGCCCTCGGCAGATATGCATTGCAATCAAACACTTCTGGCGCAGGAAATACAGCTTGTGGTTATGCGGCTATGGACGCTACTACTACGGGTATTTACAACACTGCGTTGGGCGAAAATGCTTTAGATTCAAACACTACAGGTGGCTACAACGTTGCCATCGGTAGATACGCTGGCGCGGATGCAACCACAAAGCACCAGAACACAAGTGTTGGTCACGCTGCAGGCAAAGGAAGCACCGGCACTGAAAATGTATATATAGGCTCAAACACTGCTTACACTTCAGGCTTGCGCAACAGGAACGTTGTAATCGGCGCTAGTGCTGGTTATGCAATGACTACCGGCAGCGACAACGTAATTTTAGGGGAGGACGCGGCACACACCGGAACGAACAATCTTACGACCGGCAGTAATAACATAATTATTGGTGGTCGAGCCGCTGCAAGCTCAGCAACTGTCTCTAATGAAATTACGCTAGGCAACGCGAGTATCACCAGCCTGCGTATTCCTGGATTGCAATCTGGTGCGTCTAACGGTCAGGTTCTTACCTACAACTCAACAGATGGCGACTTAGAGCTTGCTGATGTGTCTGCGACGGTTGCAAGCGGAGCTATCTACGAAAACAGTCAAAGCATTAGCGCCAACTACTCGATCACGTCAGGCAAGAACGCCATGAGTGCTGGACCAATCACAATCGACTCAGGCGTAACAGTTACAGTAACCTCTGGGTGTACCTGGACTGTTGTCTGATGCCAACACCTGAGGAGATTGCACAGCACTATTCCGCTGCAATGGACAGCGTGAATCTGATCAACGACCTGATGGCTCAAGACAGCCGCACAGAAGAAGAGCAAGACACGGTGGATCGGAACGTTGACCACTTGCAGATCATGGTTGCTAAGGATTTTTGGACGACTGAGGACCTGACTCCTCTAAACAACGCAATCACTGCTGGATCGTAATGCAACGCCCTGACCCGATGATCGCCGCCAAACCGGGGGCGTCTGACTTGCCTGCGATGAGGGCTCGGGCCATGTGGCTCGAGGAATTGTTTTTCTTGGATGGCCGGGACATGGTTTCACACCCAATGCACGGCTTATTCACGGGTTTGGCTGCTAAGTATCAAAACCTGGAGTCAACTGACGGTTACTGATGGCCAAGTCACTCAACGGACAAAATTTTGTCCCTAGCCGCCCCAAAAAGACGCGTCAAGGTGATGGACAGCACTCGAAAGTGTCACACGGCCGCAAGAAGTATCGTGGCCAAGGAAAACGTTAATCCCCTTTCCAATGTTCAAAACTCTTCTTGTGAGTGGTGCCGTCGTTTCTGCGGCAGCTGTGCTGGCATCTCCTGCACAAGCCGATTGGTACGTCAATCCTGAATTGAACGTCGGTGTTGGCCTTGATTCCGGCGTTGGCTCTGGAATCCTTGAAGGCCATATTGGCTATGACTTCGACAACGGCGCTTATGTTCAGGCCGGTCCTGCTGTCGTCTTCCCTGACGCTGGCGAAAAGGAAGTTGAGTTCACCGGCAAAGCTGGTATCAGCGGCGGTCCTCTCTACGGCGAGGTTTCGTTTGGCACAGGTGATGAGCTTGGCCTCGGTTTTAAAACTGGCGCCAAGTTCTCTTTCTGAGCTAACTTTCAGTCGGAACCTCACACGTTTCTTGGCCCCTTCACTGGGGCCTTTTTGCTATGCAACGTTTTTACAATTTGCTGGGTGTTCTCGGCTTTGTCATGTCTGGCACGATGGCAGTCATGGGCGTGATGGCTTACACGCGCGTGCCGTCAATGGTCAAAAACTACGCCAGCGAGCTGAAGCTAGAACTGACGGAATCAATCCTCAAGCAAGTGCCCGTCCCTAAAGTTCCTGAGCTTCCCAAAGCAACGGGGCCTGCT